GCATCGTTGAACTAACTGTCGTTTGCCGAAACGTTTCTTTTTAGAGTTCATGCTAAACCTTGGATAAAACGATGCCGGTCTGACCTTGATATTTACCGTGCTTCTCTTTGTAACTTTGTTCACAAACTTCTTCAGCCTCGAAGAATAGGATTTGCGCAATACCCTCATTGACATAAATCTTGGATGGCAGAGGAGTCGTATTGCTTAACTCTACAACCACCTGTCCTTCCCATTCAGGCTCAAGTGCAGTAATATTTACGATTATGCCGCAGCGCGCGTAAGTACTCTTACCAAGAACGATGGTCATGATATTGCGTGGAATCTTAAAATATTCTACCGACCTGGCAAGAGCGAAACTGTTGGGTGGAATAATGACATAGTCACTAGAAGTAACATCGTGAAATTTGGCATTATCCTCAATGTGCTTTGGATCGATTATACCAGGCCACGTGTTTGTAAAAATCTTAAATTCACTAGCAACACGCATGTCATAACCATAACTGCTTACACCAAAACTTATCAATCTGTCAAGACCTGGCACTACTATGCCATTTATAGAATTAGCTGTAACCTGTCTGTCGATGAATGGATCTATCATCCCCTGCTTTGCCATTTTGCGTATCCACGTATCGTTTTTGATTGACATTAGTTCTCCTTAGTTTACTAAACTTGTCACGAAATTATTTTAGCAATAATGACACTTTTGTCCTTGTTGTATATTGCATCTCTGTAAATAAACCGGCAGGGTCCGCAGGGTCCCCAACGCTATAGTTCCATATAATCACATCCCTGCCATCTCCAACCAATGCGTCAGCTAAACGTTGCATACTACCAAATGCATTCTTCTCAAGAGCTATGATAAACGTATGAGCCTGACTGTTGAGAATGCGTTCCATACGCTCATTGGTTGGCTCTTTACTGATAAGAGCTATAGCGTTATTTCCTACCGCCATGGCTGAAAATGCGCCTTCAGTTATAACAACTTCATCATACAAAGTAAGTGCTGCAGAATTGAATAAAAGACTTCTTGATTCAATATGTGGATTTATATATTTTGGCTCGTGCCATTTATATATAGATCTACCTTGCCAATAACCCTGTTCTATGGGAATGATAACACGAAATGGCACGGTAGTAGCATATCCCAAATCATAGTTGTGCCATGCTTCACGATATACACCTCTATGCATTAGATACTTCTTGTATGGTTTAGCATTAATGGTATTGTCGTCTGCAAGTCGTGTGAAGCCGTCTGGCAATTTTGCAAATTCTTTTTGTTCCTTGGCAGTTGATGTAATAAGCGATAGGTTTACCGTAGCAAACTTTGATAACTTAGGTAACGCATACAATTCTGCAAGTGCTAACACGTAATTAACTTGCAGTGTTTGCATAACGAACGTTGTCCAAGATCCTTTGGCATCGCATCTGAAACAATGATACAAAGGCTTATCAATGGCTATATGCATATGTTGTTTCGTATCATCGCCACAGAACGGACAGTCGATGACATAATCGTCACCTGATATGCGATAGTCAGAAAAGTTTCTATCCATATATCCAGCTATATCAAGCATCTGCGGCCTCATCTTTTGACACGAACCCAGTAGTGATTATTGCTTGAGACTCTCCATAGAATTTACATGCTATGAGCGGTCGTTTCTTAGAACCATCACGTATCTTAGCAACAAACAAACGACATTGATCATTCTGCAATTCCTCCCTAGTCTGGCATAATGCAACCATTACATCACAAATAGCAGCCTTACCTATATCCTCTGCAATATCAGCCATGGTAATAATCTCTTTGCTAAGAGATGCCCTAGTAGCTTGCGATGCTCCCCAGACTGGGCACTGGTACTTGTCAGACAATGATCGTAGCCATTCATAATTTGCCGATAGTTCATAACGCTTTTCACTGTAATGTTTATCTGGTACTATCAAGTCTGGATAATCGTCTATTATCAGGCCAGGCTTGAAGTCCTCGGCAATAAGTCTATCAATGTGTCTTTCTAGTTCGGAATAACTCATTTTCGCAGCACCACCTACAACACGAACCCTGCCTGGCATAAGCCGTCGTGCTACGGTCATCAAATCATTCTCATATTCAACAAGGTTTTCTTCTCGTTGTGGAAAGCGAAACAACATCCGTGCAGCATAACGTTTTGCTACCTGCTGCACGCTCATTTCGTGTGATATATGTAAAACGTTCTTAGCAGAACCAATTGATGCGGCAGCATATCCTATATTTATCAAGAACATACTCTTTCCAAAATTCATAGGTGCTAACACGATTGCTAATTCTGGTACGCCTATTCCACCATCCAAAACTTCATCTAGATGATAAAGTCCAGTACGCACCTTGTCTGCCCAATAATCGAACAGCCATTTGTCAACGTCCGCAATAGGATCTATTCCGGGAGACAGAATGCTATCACCAACTTTGACAGCTTCAGCGATGCGACGCTGAACGGCATCCAAGTCGCCTTTGTTTACATCGTCTACCGATTCAAGAATTGCTGCCTTAGCTGCCTGTTGTTTGGCAAACTGAATAACTTCATCGCTAGCAAGTTCCAAGTCTCCGGCTTCTGCAGTGTCATAAATTTTGTATATGAAATCCGCATATTTGGCTCCTGCTATAGTTACTAAATCGGCCGGATCTGCTGGACATTTGCCATATGCTTTGCGATAATCAATGATAGCCTTTACCGTATCAATTTCGTCGTCCTGTTCAAAATAAAATGGCTCAATAAGTCCTATACCATATCTGGCAAGCCATGATGAGTTTAGCATCAATGCTATAATTTTGCAACGAAACGGACGCTCGAATTTATAACTCATTGATTAGCTCGTATCTTCGATATAATTTCCTCGTACGAACTGCATTTTGGCATGCCATATTCGTTGCAAATAATCTCGCACGCAGCCCTGCATACTTTTGCGTGCTCATTTAATTCTGAATGATACATTTGCAACCATTCTGTATGAAGCATGGGTGTTAATTCTACTATTATTGATTCATATTCACTAATATCAATATCACCTTTACGTGTTATAGCATCTGATATATATGTTCTAGCAACTAGTAATTCGCTATATAACATAGCCGTAAAATGATCTTCCTCGTTGGTATTGATGACCACAGATTCGGATTCTTTAACTTTTACATATTTAGCTAATGCCCAATCACCGCAGAAAACATTTATCGGTATTATGTTTAGATGCTTTTCTAACATCCAACTCTTAAGCATCTTGATAACAGTATAGGCATATTCTCGTGTGTTTATGCGCATCTCTCTCAAATCATCCTCAAACACGCTAAACTTGCCAAACAATTTCTTGTTTACAAACACAGGCTTGTTCAATATATTGCGATGTGCATTGATATAATGATCCACGAGCATAGGTCTAGTCAATGAGCTTTGTGGCAAATCCTTCTGCAACATAGGTATCAATCCTCTCATTACTGTGGTCTATAAGATATTTGTTTGTATCGTCTATGAAATCCAATACGACAAGTTGATTCAATCCTTCCTTCTTGCGCATGCCACGTCCTATACGCTGAAGCAATTTACCGTACGAATTTCCTCCACCTGCAATAACGAGTGTATCAATGTTTGGAACATCTATACCCTCGTCAAATATTGGTGACGCTATATACACGCCATGCTTAGTGCGCATAATCTCTAATATTTCCTGTCTGAATTCAGTCGTATCCTGTCCTGACACAAACACGGACCCAGGTAGCATGCTCTGCAAAGTTATGCCGTGCTCTATCCTGTTTATCAATATCAGTACGATACCTTTCTGTACTGACACAAAACTTGCTATAAAATTGTTGCGATCCTCGTTATTAACGATACACTTGTCATATGCTTCAGCATATGGTAACTTCCATATTTCATCATCTATGGATTCTATGGTCTTGATATAAATCGTTGGAACAGCGCTATGACCACTTTCTATAAGATATTCATTTGAAAGTTCGTATACGATATCACCTGTTGATGCCACCAATTTCAAATCACACAACACATCATATTTTAATGGTGTGCCTGATACACCGAATCGATATGGTCCAGGTATGGCATTGAATACGTTCATCATTTGATTGCTAGACAGATGATGAGCCTCGTCGACGAACAGCAGTTTGTTATTGATAAAGTCTTTCTTGTGCATCTTATTAGCTAATGTCTGCACCATAGCCACGGTTACTTTTCGTGGCTCATATATACCATCGCCTATCATGCCAACATCCTGTATGCTACGCTTTGTGAAACGTTCTGCTGTCTGATACATAAGTTCTTTCCTATGTACCATAACTACTGTGTTACAATCGAGCGTCTTGATAATGGCTGCCATAACTTCTGTCTTGCCACCGTTCGTGGCCATCTTAAGAATGCCACGCCTACGGTCTATCATAATGTTAGCAGCTTCTACTTGATAATCACGCAATGTAACACCATCCAATATATTGGCTGTAACCGGCACTGTTGAAGTAGTGTCGGTATTGTAAATCAATTGTACATGATAGCCTTTTGCTTCAAGACCATCAACAACTCTTGATAACAGACCTGTTGGAAATGATGAGAATGACGTCATAACGCTTATATAACCATCCCACAGTCCAGCCCTAAATTTTGGCATGAACATATATCTTGCAGGTCTTGCTTTGCAAACATTTCGTATAATTGCTAACGCTTGAGGATTTGGACTATCCATTCGGCTGGATACGTCACCGACCAGTATATTCATTGATCTGGCTCCGTAAATTATTCAGACTAGCATACTAAACTTGCTACATAAATTATATCTCTCGCTCGCGTAGTACGGGTCTAGCTCCAGCAAGTTAGGGAATCTGGGCAAGCCTGATTACGCGAGCGAGATAGTTTTTATCTGCCTTAAATCATCCAATCCAGCACCAATAGATCCTCTGCCGTGCATTGAATAGTCTCGATGTCCTCTTCGGTCAATGGGTGGATGTCCAGTTCAATCTCAGTCGCTTCCAGCTCATTCATGTCCGCCACAAACAACTCGGCATTGCCATTCTCAAAGGAATATTGCACCCCTTGATGCGATTGCGCTCCGGCAGTGCCATACTGTTCCAGGAGCTTAGTCCTGGCTTCGTTGTAGGTGGTCAATTCCTGATTGATGAGCCGTAAATCTCTGCTCATCCGATAGGCCAACTTTCCAGAGACCTTCTCCTTGGACAGCCGACCCAGGGCTTCAGCGCCTTGCACCAATTTCGATAACGTTAGTTTCATTTATCTAGGTACTCCCGGTACAATCTTGAGCAACTTAGCCCAATTGGACGTGGCATTACTTCCCAGCGTGGTATTGATTGCCACCAAC